GGACGTGGTTGCTGCTCACACGCTGGAACGTGATGTAGTGGAACGGCGGCTTCTTGGGCAGGGCAGCCATCGGGTAACAGTCCGCGTCCGCGAACACGCCGCGGACGACTGTCTGGAGATGCCTGAATAGCGACTCGCGGATACTCATCGCGGACCACCGGCCTTCTGCCTGGCCTTCACGACCTCTTTGGCGATGTTGACCTTGAGTTCGTGGACAAGGATCGACTGCACCCTGCCGCGGTTGTTATCGAGGGCAGGCCGCAGGAACGGTCGAGCCGGGACGTGCTCGCCGCTGATGTAGTGCTTGAAGCCGTACTCGACGAGGTGGGCGTAGTTGACCGGGTTGACCGCTACCACTTCCTCCTCGCCACCGAAGAAGAGCGATCCCACGCCGGTGCGGCCGAGCTTGCCTCGGATGCCCTTGCGGGTCACCGTAGCCATGATCTTGAAGCCCTTGCGTGGCCCGACGCCCGTCCACACGACACCCGATGGAAACTTCTTCTGCCTAGACCCGATCGACTTGCGGAGCTGGCCGGTGCGGTCGATGGCTCTCAGTTTCGCCTTGGCAGCCTTCACGACCGGCTTCATCGACTTGTTGGCTGCCTTCTTGATCACGCGGCGGTTGATGCTGCCTTCAAGTTCTTTGAGAGCCTTGATCAGCTCCTTCTCTCCAGTCAGATCGAGGCCAACAATGGTTCCGGTACTAGCCACCGGCCACCTCCGTACAGATCAGCTCCAGCACGCGGTTCCGCTCGTCGATGTTCACCACGGACTCGATGTTGAAGATGCGGCTCGAGGTCTTATCGACCAGGCGGTTCGCACTGGTCAGCCCGCCCCGGTAGTGCATCGTCACCTTGTGCGTCGTCTGCGGGTTGATCTGCTGGGCGCTGAACAGCTCCCGGCCACGCAGGCCGCGTACCCACGCCCACGCCGTGCCGATGGACGACCAGCCGGGCGACACGCCGCCGTCCGAGGTCCGCGTCTCGGCGGCCTCCTCGATGTGCAGTCGCGTTCTGAGTCGCCCGGTTCTCATGCGAACTCCACCACCTGCTCGGTCATGAGCAGCCTGCGTGCGGTCGGGTTGTCGTGGACGGCGGGCGAGGCGTCGAGCCGCCATTCCGGGTGCTCGTACAGATCGCTGACCAGCATCTTGACCGCGACCTTGATCGCAGACGGCACGACCGACGCGGCGCCGTAGCCCGCGATGAACGTGATCGTGACCACCTCGGGGTGCAGTTGCGTGCTCGGCCAGACCTTGTCAATTTTGAGGCGGACACGCCCGGGAATCGAAGACGTGTCCACCTCGTAGACCGAGGTCGCAAGCGTCTGTGAACTGCCGTTGATGTCCAGATAGGCCACCGACGACACAGAGTCCAATGGCGACCTCGGCAGAAGGATGTGGCTATCGACCAGGCCGCTGGGCGGGAAGCCGTTGATCTTGTAGATGAACGTCGTATCGACGAACGTGCGATTCGTAAACGTCTCGGCGGCCTCCCGTGCGGAGGTGATCAGCTCGTTGATCAGGTCGTCCAGCTCGTCGTGATCCACCCGGATGTGGAACTTCGCTTCCGCAAGTGTCACCGGCTCGGTGGACGGTGCTGACGAGACGATCAGCGACATCTATTGGACGCTCGCAATTATGGAAAAGGTGAAGCTGGCATCGCTGCCGGTCGGGTCCACAATCTGCCAGCGGGCACGCCACGCATCCCCGATCAGGTGTACCTGTGCATTGGCAGCCAGAGTAACCCCCGGATTGGAGTTGGCCTGAGTCGCGCTCGTCTGGATCAGGTCGCTCATATACTTCCGCGGGTTGCCGTCACCGAGGACCTGGCTGAAGGCAGTCACGTCAATCCAGAAGCCACCGAGACTGGTCTGCACCTGTATGTCAAGCGTGTCGTCGTTGTCATCATCCTGCGCGGTCAAGTCCAGCATGAAGTACACGCCGTTAGCAATCCACGGAAGATGGACAGCGGTGGTCCCGGTATTGCTGCTCGTCGTTGTCTGACTCGCCACAATCGTGAACGTCTTGCCCTGCCGCGATACTCGAAGATCAGCCATCGTCGCTCACCGCCTTCGGCTTGCCTGGAGACTTGACCGGCTTGGGCAGCGCAGCGTTCTTCGGCTTCGGCATCACGGCCTTCTCTGGTGCGGTGCTGCCGCTGACCTCGACGGCCTTCATCCGACGTATCCAGTGATTGGCAGAAGCGATGGAGAGGTCGTATTCCTGACCATCGTTGAACGTCTTGAAGTCCGGTGCACCGCCAGAGCATGTTTCACTAAACCGTATTCGCATCGGTCGTGCTCCTTAGTCAACGATCGGGCTGAGCAATGTCGTCTGCGCCACCTTCGGGCCGTAGAGGATGTAGAGAACCGAGCCAAGCTGGGCGCTACCCATCGCCGTGCCGGGTGCGTCGCACCTGATACAGTCGAACCCGTTGTCAATGTCCAGGTCTTTATGTTTGATGTCCACCGCCATCTGGAAGGTTGAAGTGTCAGATGCAATGGACAGGGCCACGCTGTCGATTGTTGCCGCAGCCGTCTGCGTGAACGTCGTGTAGTCACCATCGGACGTGCCCAGCTTGTACCAGCCGCGCGTCACGTTGATGTCCTTGACGCTGCCGCCTGCAACCGTCGTTGCCTGCTGGAAGTTGAGGATGGGATCGTCGCCAGCCGTGCCCGCCGCCGTGTCGAGGTAGATCAAGACGCCGGTGTAGTTCTTCAGGCTGACGTAATCGCCCGCGTTGGTGTTGTCCGTGTTCAGGTCAACCGGGATCACGCAGGTCTGGATGTTGATGAACTCAAGTATGTCGCCGTTGAAACTGGCCATTGATGTGGCTCCGTGTAAGTGTTCAGAGTCAGGAACGTACGTCCAACTTGACGAACGGGCCGTACGTCGTGTTGCCGTCTCTGGCTGACAGAGTGTTGTTCCACCACGGCTGGCCGCCAACCCGCAGGATGAAGCGGAATGCCGTCATGGCATAATCGAAGTACAGATGGATGGACGTGTCGGCACGGATGCCGCCGCCGCGTTGCAGCAGCATGTACTGCTTCAGGTCCGCAAGGAAGATATCACCAGTGTCGCCAACCGTCTCACACGCCTGCGTCGGAATGATGGGACGACCCATCAACGACCCGTGCGGCGTGCCTGACAGGTTGCCCGCGGGCAGGAAGACCGGAATGGTTGCCGTGCCGACCTGTGCCACGTTCGGGTGCCAGTCCCAACTCATCGAGTTGAGCTGTGGTTCCACGTCCTGGTTGATCAGCCACACCGCGTTGGATCGCGACGGTGCGTAGCAACGCGAGAACATCTTGATGATGTTGTCGGGCACGACCGTATCAGCCGCCTGGTTGGACTCTTTGGCAACGCTGACCGTGCAGGCCGCGTCGAGGATGCCTTGCGGCTGACCAACGCCGGTGCCCTGGAGGATCGCCAGGTTCAGCTTGAAGTTGATCTTCTGCGGTGCCTTCTGCGTCAGCCACGAAGTGAGCGCCACCGCGTCTTCCATCAGCTCTTCGGTCACAGGGACCAGACACGTCAGGCGGTTGAGCCGGACCGTGTTCTGTTTCAGGTTGGGCTTGCTCTGCGTGAGCTGGTCGCCTTCTCCATCCCAGAACGCCAGGATGCCGCCGGTCGTCTGCCACGCCGTCGTATCGTCAATCGGGAATGTGGCGTTATTGGAGCTGGTCGTGATGTTGTCGCACATGCCAGCAATCGACTCTTCGCCGTTGATCAACTGGTTGATCGTGTTGCGGAAGTCCGGCGGAACGGCGAAGCCACCATCGGCACCGACGCCTTCCTGACCGAACGTGGTCGGTGCCCGCTGCTCCAGCCGCGTATCGACGTTGCCGCCTGGTGCACTGGCCTGCTTGACCGCCATCGCGTACTCGCCAATCGACCGCCAGCCCCATCGGGCCGTGTCCCGCATCGACGCCTGCTGGACGTGAACGTGGGTCCCTGCCTCGGTGGCGTCCGCGAGGTCCAGCGTCCCGGCGTCGGCCGTGATCCGGTGCCCGGTGGGCTCGGTCTTGCGACCCTTGGACGTACTGAGGTGGGTGGCCTGAGCCTCAATGGACTCGCGGCGCTCGATGTCCACCTTCAGGTCGTCGAACTCTTTGGTGTTGCTGGCGACCAGTGCCAGCTCTTCGTCGTTCAGCGAACGGCTGTCGTCGTCGGACTGCTGCACGATGGCGACTGACGACTCATGGAGTTCGCCCAGCCGATCCTGCATTTGTTGAATGGTCATTGATGGTCCCCGATGGGTCGGCGGACCAACAAAGAACGGAACGGCACCGCCGACAACTGGTGAAAGTTGTTAGCGATCCCGCTCCGTCTGAGCAAAGCAGAATCGGACTATTCAGATGTCGCGGGAATCCTATCCCCGCCGCTTGATGGCGTCAACGATGGCACCCTGACTGAAGATCGTGGCCCGCAGGCTGTTGGCGGCCCGTGCCTTGTCCAGTGATCGGACAGCCACGGTCGTGTCTGTATACGCCGCGTACGCCACCACGCTGACATCGTGGAGGTCCACGTCGGTGATCGTGCGGACCTCCTGGCCGTCGATGGTGTCCCATGTGTCGGAGACCACCGAGAACGCAAACGACATCTGATCGAGGTCACCACGCCGCAGGGACTCCACGACATCTCGCCCGGCCGTCGTATCCGGCGGCTTGATGCGGACTTTGAGCCCGTGGTCGTCCTCGCGGAGCGACAGAGTCCCGGCCTTGTTACGGCCGAGGATCTTGGACGGGTCGTGATCGACCAGTGCCCGGACATCCGCACCCGCTTTCAGGGTCCGCTTGAACGACCCGCCGACGATGATCTCGCGGAAGCCGCCGAGGTCTTCGCTCAGTGTGTCGAATACCGCGGCATATCCCTCGATCGTCGTGCTCTGGTCCGAACCGCGGATCTCGAGCTGGCAGGCGAAGGCCCGCTTCTCAACCAAGTCCATGCCGCTGGGGTACTTACGCTTTGCCTTCATGTCATGCTGCCTCATCTAGCCATCCCCATCGTTTCATCCTGCTGGACCACACTTCGGCGTGGGGGTTGGTGTATTCCGCAATGCCGTGAAAGTTCAATGGCTCAGACGGTGGCGGCACCTGATCTGGAGGTGATTGCATACAAGTAACGCGAGGTGGATTATCCGGCATCTTGCTAATGGAATGCAGTCCGAACTGCCACTTGTCGTCATACCACATCACTAGCCTCATAAACCCGTCAACGTAATGAATGAATACCTCACCGACCAGATAGATCCTGCGAAACTTAGTCACCCAAGAGTCTGGATAACTACCCCGCGGATCTTGATACTCAATCATGCTGCCCTCCGATGTAGGTGGTTGTGCAGAGAACGGCTCACGAAGCGCATGTCGCCATACCGCTCGTTCCCGCGCTCGCAGTAGATGTCGTGGTGCAGGTCCATCCCGTCGCCACAGACTCCTGACCAGATAGCCTGCCGCTCGCCCAGCAACTTCCACTCTGGTGTCTGATGCCACGCTGCCACGGTCATCATGT